ATAAAACTAATAAACTAGCTATATTTAACAGTTTTATATCTAAAATTTTTCATACCATTCATGTTCAAGAACTTCATAAGCTGGTATATACAGTGCCCGACCGGCAGATACACTGCGTATACCTTTAATGAATTCCTGGTATGCATGTCTACCATTATGCCACATTAAATGACACAAAGATAGCACGTGTTCCTGCATACATGAAGGGTTTTTGGTCCATCTGATGGAGTCATGAATCTCAGCCACAGGAAAGGTAGGGTGTATAAGGAAAGAGTGGCGCTCATCAGCTCTGAATCCTCTTTTAAGAAAAGTTACATTTTTATAGGTCAATTCTTGGAAAACATCAGACTTATCAGCAGGGGTGATTGTTAGTCCATATTTTTCTCCTTCTTTGGCAAGAACTGCCATGTCAAGTTTAAAATTATAAGAAAAGATGACATCATCCCCATATGCTAAGATTTTCAGTTTATCTAGATCTATGTTCTTATAAGCATCTAGTACCAAAGTTCTAATGATAATATTGTTGATTATTGTATTAAAAATACTAGTACCAGCACATCCAGATGGCATACCTCCTTCCACTTCATAATACTTAGATTTGTATATATGTTTAGAGTTACAGATCTGGTTAATAAGTTGAGAGGAGAAACCTATGTCTTCTAAGAGCATACTAAGACATTTAAACCAAACGGGATGTAGGCTACCATCATAGTTTGAATAATCAAAAGCCATTAAACATTCTCCATCTAGCATGAGAGGTATAGTTGACCAGAATACTTCAGGGTCACACCCTACTGCTGAACCAGTGACTATACCTGGGTTTTTGTGGAAAGCAGAGAAAAGATTTCCAAATACACTTCTGAATAACACAGTATCATTCACACTATTAGCTTCTATGACTCTAGTCTTTCCATCTTTTATTTTTTCCTTCTTTCTAAGTTCATCTTTCAGAAAAGTAACCATAGGCAAATCAATACCATATTCATCAATTGCTTTCCTAAGTTTTGTGATGTCTTTGGTCTTTTTATCTATAAGATCTTTCTTCTTTATTCCCAGTGAAACATAAGGAAATCCTGCACTAGTATTTAAATCCAAAGCTTCTAATCCCTCAATACCAAACACACTCTCTTCCAATGAAAGGGGTTGAGGATTTATGTCTAGTGTAGATAACTGTGCTGCATAATGTGCTACAGCAATTTTCATGTGTGGGGTCACTTGACAAGCAGGATTACCTTTATATTTGGAGAAAAGTGCTGAGTCAAAGTCAGTTTCTAGTCTTGGATCATTACTACTAAGAACTGCAGGCTCTTTTGTTCCAGGGAAAACATCATGAAAAACACTAGGTTGTAGTCGGGTTTTAGATGAAACATGTACGGATGGTAAGTTCTTTACAGATACAGGAAGTTCTTTAGTGATTAAACCCTGGGTTTCACCAAAATAAGATTTGAGAAGCATTGCAGAAAATCCATCTCTACCATTGCCACCAACATGTATACCAAGAATAGAGCCAACCTTGTACAAAACACCCCCACAATATCCAGCTTTTGTCGGGTAATGGTACTTGATCATTCGTGCAGTATTGGTACCACTCAATAAGATGTTACCATAAGATACTGCATCACCAACACTTATTATTGTTGGCTCATCTTGATTAGCTAGTAAGGCAAGGTTACAAGCAGGATAGTCATCTTCACGTGAGGGTAAATATTTTCTGATGTCTTTAAACTTCTCATTTCTAATTAATTTCACAACTGTGATCTCTAGCTTAACACCCTCATGGTTATGCAAATCATAGGAATCAGAGACCTTAACTTTTACTCCATCTACCAAGATCTCAGAGCCTGGGTCAGAATGTGTTGGAAGTACCATGACTTGGTCATATATGCCAAGACCTGTGAATTTGCCTTTGTCGGTTGTCACAACACAGCAATTATGTTTGAGTAGTGAGCGACCAAACTCTTCCTCTGGGCCCTGAGTAACTACTCTTCTCTCTGGAGCTCTGCTTTTGGGTTTAGGTTCCCCTGAGTATGGACCCTGAAGTGTACAGAACAATTTATAAATTATATAGATAACACCTACTATAGAGACCACATTAGCTATTATACCTATAGTCATATTTGCTATCCCTAAATCTCTTTCAATAGAACACTCTGCTGGAACAATCCAATTATTATCTTGGCAATACTTAATGATCTCTGGTGTTTTCACAGACCTAAGGAGGTCAGCTATGGCTGGAGGTGGAGGAGATTGGAGGTCTATACCTTGAAATATAGCCTCCATTGCTTGTGCTGCACTGCTTCTTCTCCTATCTTCTTCCTTTATATGACTATACAATTGAGATAAAGACAAGGTTGTACATGAATTTCTATCTTTAAACTCTACAGCTTTTCCACAGATAAATGGACAGCACTTAGCATTGCCTATTTTAATATTAACATCACATGGTCGAAAGCTTTTTGCTATATCTAGTTTGCCATCTAAAAGATACTCTTTCTTAACTTGAATGTCTAGATCAAAGTAAAACCTTCTTGCCATTGCTGGTAATGAAGATACTGTTGGTGGTGTTAGTAGAGTGTGATTAGTGCTTGCAAGTACAAACTTGGATGTAAATGGTTTTCCTTTATCTGGAAGATCTGCCATAGGAGGTATGAAAGGGACACTCGATACCATTTGGCAAAACAAAGTCATGTCTTCACCACTAGGATTTTGCATGATATCATCCATGATAACAACACTCTGTTGATCATACCCATCAAAATATTTAGGATCTGGGGGCAAAGAATATATATCAGTCTCAACAGTTAGCATTCGAGCAAGAACAGAAGTGGCAAGAGATTTTCCAGTACCAGGAGAACCATGTATTAGAACTGCAACTGGTTCATTCCTCTTTCCCCCTTTAATAACATTACTGCATTTGATATATAAATTCTTAATTCTACGTGCTTCAGATGCATACAGTGGTAAGAATTTTAAGGATAAATCATGAAGGGTGTTTATTTCAATGAAAATTTTCTCCTGAACACTAGCAGGTGCAAGTCTAATTGTTTCTATTTGTTTCTCTAAGAGATTAAGTTGTTTTAATTTGGTTAGGTAATCAATTTTCAATTGAGCCTGTGGTAACATACTCTTTATCCAATCTATAAATTTAGATATCTTTTGTCCAATCCACTCTAGCCCACGTGCTGCGTTACACGCTTCAGTAAATTTCTTGAGCCATGAATCAGACTGCTTATGTACATAGCTAAGCTGGAGCCACGCACAGAGTTTCTCTTTAAGAAACCTCCATGGTGAGCCTGAACAACCTAGAAGGGTGAGAGTGGCAATTACAGTTTGTGGATCAGAACTATTCCTTACCATTATTATCATAGCTGAAACTATCCTCAACAACCATTTAATCACTTTTGAACCAATTTTACTAGTGGGGTTGATAAAGTTTACCTGTTGTTTGATGCTGTCTACGAAGCCTACACCAAAGACTTGACCAAGATGTTCCACATAATCAGATAACCCTTGCTCCTCAGCACACTGGAATTTTCTCAGGTCAATAAAAGCAACGTGACCTTCACCTCCAGCTGTAATCATACCTATAACACCATGTTTACACAATAGTTTTCCTCCACAATCTCCTGGTTCACAAGGACCCTCTCCAATCAGGAGATTATATTGGATATGTTTTGGGTAATATTCTGATTCTTGAATCTCATACCAATCATGTGCAGTAACTCTGATAGGAAAATACCTATCTTTGTGGTGGCAGTAATATGTACATTCAGTGCAATCACAATTAGGGATCACATCATTACCTTCAGTGTTTGTTCGATATATGATTAGATCACTGGAGTATGATACAAGAATAGAATCATCAAGATCAGAATTAAAGAGATGAAGATTTCTATAGATTAAGTTACCCACATGTACAAACATACTAGATGGTCCGACGTTTGTAACGGTAAAAACATCAGGTCTGGTTTTAATCTGAGTTGTGGCCTCACCATTGGATGGTATGTAATTGGTTGAGTGTGTGTGTTGATAGGCAACAGCCCTTGGTGGGCGAGGACACCATGCTTTTATATGTTTGGCCTTGTGGTAAATGCGGCACACAATATTTGAATCGTGTTTTTGGTTGGATGTCACTATTCTAACACATATGGTTCCCATATCATTAGTGACTACAGAACCGTATTTTGATGCTGCACTATCACCATCATAACCATCATAAAACATGTAATAGGCTGATGCAATGCTCATAAAAGGGATTGTGAATCTGGGGTATGGTTGTCCTTCTTGCCAGAACACAGATGCATTTGTTCCTGATTGCCATGTGTAATCATCACGTTTTTCGGGGACAGGTGCTCCTGGGGGTACATACATAAATTGCAATACTATATGTCCACTATCATTTCCTTGAGCTGCGGCTGCAGTGACTATTGTTATCTCTGAATCAAATCTTGTATATGTGAATAATTCATATTTTCTTCTGATTTGTGCCATTTCTTGAAGACTAACCTTCCATGTTTTGAATCCTTTACCAATTTTATCATGTTCAGTTTTATCACTACTTGTATTAAATTCTATCATAGCGATACACCCTGACCTACCTAAGAAACTCTCAATACTTGTTTCATCCCTTGTTTGATCAGTTATAACATATCTAGTTTCAATCATATCTTCAGGTTGAACAGAGCTGGTGTGTCCGGTTTCCGCAGCATCCAATGCAGGCGCTGCATGACTTGACACAGATGTGCTAGGTTGGATATTTGGCACCACAAGAACTTCATTTAATACACTATCTATATAATTTTCAACTGGGTTTTGTGTGAGTACTCCTTCTTGTGTGTGTAGGTTAGTATCTCTGGCTAATCTTAAGCAAAAATCTTTGCATGCAGAAACCATGCACACCATTTTGGCGTTATCTGGAGTACTATCAGGTACTACAAAGTTGGTCTGGTACCAGCATGTAATATAACCAGCTGAGGAATATGTGTCAGGTGTAGTGAATCTAAAATGGCTAGCACTAACCCATGGTACAACTAGTGAGGCGGTGGACTGCAACCCCACATCCCACACTAAATGTGTACCAAGCATGGCTTCTCTCCTGGATTTAGGTTTTCCAACACCAGGAGGAGTGTATGCAATTAATAGTTTCAAAGTAGAGCTAGCAGAACCACAAAACATAAAGCTAAAGCGCAGACTACCAGTCCAGTGTGTGTAATAGCTTGCAAGTTCTCCTATGAGAGTAGTGGCTAAAGGTTGTGAGGCAATATCTACTGGTATAGAAAAGACTTCTTTAGCTAAATCAACTTGTGTGCGTAAATCAACAGTGTACATATTCACAGATCTTACATTTTCCTGTGTATTGTTAACAGGAATGAGTGTGTCAACTTGGCACATTTCAATTAAATTCCTAACTTGTCCAGGTATAAATATTTCCTTGGTCGGGTGGAAGTATGGAAACGCTGATGGGGATTGAGTATCATCAGTTGTTAAGAATTGCCCAGATCCAGGTGTTAACATAACTGGTAAACCCTGAGTGGTACTAAACACAACCTTACTTCTTGGCCCTGAAAATTCTGAAAACATAGGGCTAATTGATACTGTTATAGGTATGGATTGTGTCCCCCCAGGTTGGACCTGAAGAGGGCATATTGGGATTATAACCAAGCTCCAATTATTATGTCTAAGCATAGAGTCCATTGGTACAGCATTGACATAAGGTAAAATAAGGGTAGCTGAATTGTTAGTCCTTAGATTAATGTATTGGTGGGGATAAATAGGTAAGTTACCAAGTAATGTTCCATCAAAATTTAACCAACTGTCATCACTAGGTCTTTTATTATCACTAGATGTCCGTGATGGTACTACTTCTCTACCTTGCTCACCTGGGTGGGTGTGATTGTACCCGACTGATACATTTCCACTTGTTGCAGATGCCAATTGATGTTCTGGGATGGCGGCAACTATTAATAAACCCTGATGAAACTTGCTAGAATTACATTGTACATGTATTGTGTATCCAGATCTCCCTAGAAAATGGTAAAACATATTTTCACCAAATATACCCATGTTTTTAAGGGCATCAGGCAATTTCCACCACCATCCAGATGAGGCAGATGTCCAAGAACGACTGTCCAAGGTGTAGAATCTGTTGGATGATGTATCAGGTTGTGTGGGTTTGTCAATAGCAGTCGCATCATCTGGAGTCAAGTATGATGGCCACACACCATAAGCAACAACTGCATTTGCAGTATCTTGGGATGTTATAGTGGAATCTCCTCGGGTTATCTGTATTAGTCTGTCTGAATAACCACAAGCTTCAACTGTTGGTGATTGAAGTGTTGGAATACCCTTTTCTAACACATCTTTAACAGGATCAGTAAATTTACTAGGGTCTTGAGAAAAATCCAATCTAGAAGCACCACTTGAAGCTGCGTCTTTAAAATAATTGATGTTGAAATAATTTAAGCTAGATCCATTGCTCACTGAATTTTGTGTGGAGTGTGTCCCAACATTTTGTCTAGATACTTGTGCACCCATGATGACAATCTATACACTATAAATTGTCACCATAAAATGCAATCAAAAGAAAAACAGGAAACACGGACACCCAAAGTAGTTGGTCCCATCCCGCACTTACGCATTACGACCGCAAACCCATTGGATTATGGGCAACGGCTGCAGGGTTAAGGTTAGCCACATTCAGGGGCCGGAGGAAGCACACTGAGCACACGCGGCTCTTCACACCTTGTCAATAATTAGGCTTCTCACCCAAGAAGGGTGAGCAGGCAGCCACGCAGGCTGGACCACTGTCGCCAGTGGGGAATGTCCAGCCTCATCTGCCAGGTCTACTGCTGGGTTTGCAGGGAGCGACCAACCCAATTATATCAAAAATGGTACTGGGCTCTGTGTAGGCAGTGTGGGGATAACGATCTCTAAGGTTTTTGCCTTGGGTAAAGCATATCCTCATTGACCGGGGAAACAGAAGTGCTTGACCTTTGACAGTCTGGATGATTGTCACCTATTGGTCATATTGTACAAACTTCTAAGTTACATTATGGGGAAGGGTGGGAAAAACTGGCGTACAAAGTTACCGTAATAACAGAGTACAACACCGCATGGGTGGAGTGAGTGGGAACAACCCACTCCCAGTTTTAA